TTGATTTCTGAATCAGAATCCATTTGGTCATATTGAAAATATCTTTGTATCCTGTTTGGATGTCCTGTGTAAACATCAGGTAGATACGAAGAGTAATTTCTCTTTGCAAAATTAGGTCTATTATCACCTGATATAGGTGAAAGGTTCGCGTCTTTAAAATATTTTTTCCAAGCCATAACTTATTATACTATACTTTCTGTCTGGTTTGCAAGTCTTCTTTGCGTTTTATCTGTATTTCTTACAACATCGGTATTAAGACTTACTAGGGTATTTACGTTCTTATTAAAGAGTTTCATCTCATTTACCACTGCCGACATTTTGGTATTCATGTTGTTAAATGACGCATTCATTGACTGAATAGCACCATCTCCGCCACCTGTAGCAGTGCTAGAAAGGTAAGAATCTGTTTCTGCTTTGGTTAATACACGTTCTCCTGCATGGATTGTTGCCAAATTAGTACGAGTTTCTCTTAAATTACCAGTTGTTCCTACGGTTCCTCTGGATTTTCCGTTCAATCCAAGTTTTTCAGCGGCGACATCATCATAATCCGATGCTCTGAACAATCCATAGAGTCCTCCTATACCGGCACCAATAGCGGCTCCGAGTGCTGTACCAAGAACAGGAACAACAGATCCTATCATGGCTCCTGTCAATGCACCACCGGCCGCACTTGATCCTACTCCTAAGGCTTTTCCTGCTATTGAGTCTGATTGGTCTGCAATTTGACCTCCCATTGCCACACCACTAAGACCAACCGCACCACCTCCTACTTTACCGGCATTTTTCATAAACTTGCCTCCACCGCCTACGCCACCGTATCCAGGTCCCAATGGTCCCCACAATTTCAAAGCGGCATAAGTTCCTGCTGTGATGGGTGCAGTTTCTCTTAACATACTGCCAGCAGTTTGGACAATTTCTTTAGCGGCATAAACAGCGGCTTGAGTTCCTTCACTGAATCCTTTTATGTCATCGGCAAGATTGTTCATTGTTTCATTGAGAGAACCTGTGCCTGTTCCTAAAAAATCTCCAATAAATTTTAAGAAACTTGTTTCTGTTCCTTGGAATGCACTGGAAAGATTTTTTGCCGCGTTTTGGAATTCTGATAATTCTTGTGTTAGTTTATCTGCCGCCTCGGCTCCTTCTCCTGTTGCCGCCGCGGTATCTAAAACTGCTGTTGCCAATTGGTTTACTCCAACGTACATTCCATCTATGAATTCTACTTGACCAGTTTTTGCAACATCTCTAAACATTTCTTGAGATTTTTGTGCTTCTATTTGTAATAGTTTCATTGCTGTAACATTATCAATTGTGCCTGCTTCTAATTGTTTGATAATGTCTGTTGCACCAGGAATAGTTTTAACAAGGTCTTGTGCCGCTTGAGTTACTGGTACTCCACTGTTGGCAATTAGATCTAACAAACCTGTTTCTAGGTCTGGAGCAATCGTGGCTATACCTGCTGAAAATAATTGCATTTGATCTCTAATTTCTTTAGGCATATCTCCTATTGCCGCTAAAAATCTTGCATTAGACAGTTGTGCTTCTAGTTGTTCAGCGATAGCATCTCTCTGAGCACCTGTAAGTTTTGCCAATCTGTCCATTTGTTTGATCAATGCCGCACCTGAGGCAATTCTCTGATTGTCAGTCATCAACTGGAAGGTACCTGATCTTCGATTTAGTGTAAATGAAGTTAAAAGTTGTTCGTTCAGTTGTTCAACCGTAAGTCCTAGTGGTGCAAGGTCTTGAATGTATGTTGTTCTCAACTGTCTTGAAAGATTTGAAAATTCAATTGCACCTTGAGATGTCGTTCCAAACAGTTTTGCAAGTTCCTCGGAATTTTTTCCAATCATGTTTGCAAAATCTTCCAAAGGTAATCCTGCTCTTGCGGCAGTTTCTCTCATTGTGATTAAGTTTTGACTGAATGATGCTCCAACATCAGACAGAGTTCTGTACATATCAAGACTGCCACCAATGGTGCTACCCAGTCTTGCCAGCATATCGCCAATTGGACCAAACTCTTTCAGTGTATCTGTGAAGTCTTGTATCTGTCCTGTACCCTCGTACATGGCCTTACCAAGTTTACCAGTAAATCCTGCTGTTGTTTCTAGTCCCTTACCAAACTTGACGGCAAGGTAATCCGTCATTCCAACACTCTTACCAAATTTAGTGAAGTGTCCTCGTAGGTTGGTTGATGCTTTTATTAATTCTTCTCTGCTTTTAAGCAGTTTTTCTAGGTTTTTCTTCTCTTGTGCTGTTATGTTTTTGGTGGTATCAGCAGACTTTCGAAGTTCTTCCTTGAACTTCTTTATATCGGAGGCGCTGAAAGCCTCGTTTAACATCTGTTTTAGTTGCTGTTCATCCATTGTTTTGTACCACCATTATGTACGCATATAAATATTGACATACATACGTTAACAAAGTATATTTATAGAAGAAGAAAATGGAAGAAAAAGCAAACCCTTTAACCAAGTACTATAGACAACCAGCGATCTATATCAAGTTTCCATCTGGCGGAAAATACTATACTGATGACATAGTCACACCAACAGAGAACGGAGAACACGCAGTATTGCCAATGACTGCGAAAGATGACCTATCATTTAAAACACCTGATTCACTCATGAGCGGACAATCCACAGTTGATGTCATAAAATCATGTGTGCCAGACATCAAAGATCCGTGGAAACTCGTAAATTACGATGTCGATACTGTTTTGATTGCAATCAGAATCGCAGGTTACGGAGAAACAATGGATGTACAAACATCTGTGCCAACAATCAATGAGGCTGTGTCACACACAGTTAATTTGCCGTCGATGTTAGAGCAGATCACCCAAACATCCATACAAGAATCTACAACGTTGCCCAATGGAATGAAGATAAAAGTAAAACCATTGACATACAAAATGATGACAGAAACCCAACTTAAAACTTTTGAACAACAAAGAAAGTATCTGCAACTCAACAAGGCACAGATCAGCGACGAAGACAAAGCAAAAATGTTCAATGAAAGTTTTAAAACACTCACAGACTTAAATTCACAACTGTTGTTGTCCAACATCGAAACAATCACTCTACCATCAGGTGAGCAAGTATCTGATTCAGCACAGATAAAAGAATTCATCGAGAATGCAGAGTCGAAATTGGTTCAAGAAGTTGAGTCAGCACTGATCAGAATAAGACAGCAGGGTTCATTGAAACCAATGACTGCAAAATCCACAGAGGAACAGATTAAGAAAGGCGCACCAGCAACATACCAAGTGCCGATCACGTTTGACAACGCAAATTTTTTCGGATAAAGTTGCTGACACTCACGGAATCTGACATTATATCATTTTTCAAAGATCTAGACAATGAAGCAAAAAACATCAAGCACGAGTTACTCAAAATATGTTGGTATATGCGAGGTGGCGTAACATGGCAGGAATCACTGCATATGAGCAACGAAGAACGCAAGATCATATCAGACATTATAAAAGAGAACCTGGAAACAGCAAAGAAAACAGGCCAGCCATTCTTCTAAATCATTATATAATACTTTAATGGTACCCAAAAATCAGGATAATTACACAATATGGCCAAACAAGACCTAGTTTCCGAACTAAAGCATACCATAAAAGATCTTAACGACGAGAAGGAAGATCTACATAAGGCTATACATCACAAGGAAAGCCGAAACAAACAAATCCTCATACGTTTGGAAAATGCGAACAACGATTTAGACTCGGTTGGTAAACACGCCGCCGGCGTAAAAAAAGAAAATGACGAACTTAAACTCAAGGTAGCAACACTCAAAGCAAAATTAGAAACCACAGAAGAACTTCTCAAACTCGCGAAAGAAAAATTAAAGGACTATGAGCCGGACAAAGAAGTAGAATTGACTCAGGAAGACGTGGAAAACATGGAAGAGTCGGAAGATCCGGAACTAAGGTCAGTCGCGTCGGAAAAATATAATAAATTCGGCGAAGATGAAGAGTAACAAACTCAACTAAAAGATGGCTTACAGCCATCTAAACTTTCGCTACGCTCAGTTTATTTCTAAATTACGCAAACTTCTAAAAATAACTTTAACGCAACTTGAACGTTGCGTACTCTGTGGCAGATTAGCAGTCATAATTCGGCTATTTCTAGCCGAATCACTTTGAAACTCTGTGGCGAGTATCGCAGTCATTGTGTATCGTTGCTAACGCCGGGCGGTTGTGCTGTACCCGTTAACTCATTCATCCAACGCGAGCCTACCAAACCCTTACACAATAGTATTTGGTAAACCTGAGGTTTATCTTTTTCTAAGAGCCTCATCATTTTTGCCGTTTGCATCAAGGGATTCGCCTGTGTTGTTACACCGTAATTCCCTATTGTACCAATGATGCTATGTTCTGCCTATGAGAAATTTTATGAGATTGTGTTTGCCTGTCACTACTATATAACACAAACAATTTTTCAGGTCAATCTTTTTGGCTTTAAATAAGACTATGCAGTGGACATACAAGGACGAAACAATAGATGAATTACCAGAAGGTGTGGTAGGATTTGTGTATCAGATCACAAATACAACTAATGGTAGGATGTATATTGGAAAAAAATTAGCAGAATTTAAAAAAGCAAGACCTCCATTAAAAGGAAGAGTAAACAAACGTAGATACAAAGTTGAATCAGACTGGAAAGAGTATTTTGGTTCCAGTGATGCCCTAAATGAAGATATTGAAAAACTTGGTAAAGACAAATTTAAAAGAGAAATACTTTTTTATTGTAAATCTAAAGCAGAATTATCATACATTGAAGCCAGAGAACAATTTGCACGTAAAGTTTTAGAAACAGATGACTATTACAACGGTCATATTCGTGTAAGGATACACGGTTCTGGAATATTAAGAGAAAAAGCAACCAAAGGAATTCTTAAGTCATAAAAAAAGCCTGCACAACTTAATGCACAGGCTTTCTAATGAGATCTCAATAGTTAAAAATTACGCCGCTGTTTTTGCCGCGTTCTTAACTTCTTGAATTTCTTTTCTTCTTGCTTTGATCAATTTTGAAAGAGATGCTAATGCCTTTCTTGCTCTTGTGGCACTTGCTTTAACACCTTTCTCTGTGAATTTTTGATTCTCTTCAGAGTAAGTTTGGATCTCTGTCATGATCTGTTCATGTGTTTGTGACATAATTATATCCTTCTTTATATTATTAATTAATATATCAACAATTAAAGCACGTATGATCTGGTTTTGTCAAGTAAAATCTAAACAATTATATCAACATCATTGTTGTAATTGGTAAAACCATTCTCTTTTACAACTTTTAGTACGGAATTTACCCTACTTACCAACTCATCTTTGTGAGATATTAGGAAAATATTCTTTTGCTGTGTTCTACTCATCTCTTTTAATACAGCAATCGATGATTCAACACCAGATGCGTCCATACCAGCGTCTACTAGTTCATCAATAAACAATAAGTTGATCTGTTGATAAAGACTTTCCCAAACATCTCTGAATGCCCAACTCAAAGATAATATTAATCTGTTTCTTTCTCCTCTACTCAAGTTATCAAAATCAAGTTCTCTGCCTAGTTCTTCTATTTGCACAGTTAAATCACTTTGGAATGTTACTGTGTGAGGAAGTTTTACTTTTCCTAGGTAAAATGCTAAACGTTGATTTAGATAAGTTAAGTTCTGTTCAATAATTCTTGTTCTAATAAATGAATCTTTTGCTGTTAATAACTTGTATAAAAAGTCTTGGTGTCTGTTTAAATCTTCTAATTCGTTAATTGTTGTGTAATCAATTTTTTGTATTGCAGTTTTTGTTAATTCTTTAATTTGTTCTGCATAAGGATCTTCTTTAAGTTCGTTTTGTTCTAATTGTCTTTGTAAATCTTTTAATGATCCTTTATGATTGTATGCTTCGTCTATAGAATCATAATAGGTATCTGGTGTTTGTCCTAAATCTCCTATAGCATCTATGTCTGATTGTATTTTTTGAATGTCGCTAGTTTCTTTAGCAACATCTGATTTACTTTCAGTAAGTGTTCTTACAAGATTTCCGGTTAATTGTTTATGTTTGTCGTCATGCAATGGTTGTTCGCAAGTTGGACACTTTGAATCTTTTGCATATTCTAAATCAGATTCAGTTTTTGTTACATTTGTTTCTGCCCTAGTTAATGCATCTTCGTGATATGCTTTTTCTTTTTGTAAACTTATTAGTTTCAAATAGTTTTGACTATGTGCCTGTGCTTTTTTGTGTGCGTCAAGTTCTGCTTTAATGTCTACTTTTTCAAGTTCTGCTATTGCTGAAGCAAAATTCATCGAGTCTGTTTCTTTTTGTTTTTGCCAAGCACTGGATCTTATTTTTAAACTTTCAATCGATTCCTCAATTTTTGTATTAGAAGATATTTTTGCATCAATTTTAAATTTTTCTTCTTGCAATTCAGTTTTGGTTGCTTTCATTTGTTCTTTAAGAAGGTCTGATTTCTCACTTAATAGTGTTATACCAAGCAACTGCTCAATAATTTCTCTTTGTTCTGCTTGTTTGGTTGCTAAAAATGGTTGTGTATAAGTGTTTAATGCAATTATGTTTTTAAACATAGCATGGGTCATACCAAGCAACTTGTTTATTTCGTGTTGTGTCTCTCTGTTTTCTCCCTGTGCCTCGTTTGAATCTGTGTTTTGTTCTATGTTGTTTGCATAAAATTTAAATATCTGTGGCTTTCTGCCTCGTTCGATAGTGTATGTAATATTATTCTTAACAAATGTTACAGCAACCATCATGCCCTTTTCATTTGTTTTATTAACAAGATTATCTCTTCTAATTTGTGTTAATGCTTCTCCAAAAAATACATATGATAGTGCATTTATAATTGTTGTTTTACCAGTACCGTTTCTTGCTCCAGCATCATCGCCTCCCAAATCCAAGTTCTCCCCAATTACCAAAACAAGATTTTTATTATCAAAATTTATACCCTGTGCAGTATTGCCTACACTCATAAAATTCTTTACTGATAATGTTTTAATGGTTAACATCTAGGTTCCTATAAATTGCCATTAGTATATTTTTGTCATATGTTTCAGAATCAACACCTTCTAATTGTTTTAAAACAATCTGATCAACTGAATCAAATTTTTGTACTTCGACAAGTGGTTGTTGTGCTTGATCAATTTGCTCTGGTATTAATTGTAATTCTCTTAATTTATATTTGTCTATAAACGTTTCTCTGATAAAGTTCGCTTCTTCATAACTTATTTTTATATCTAAACTTACTCTGACATACATTTTAGGTGATAATAAATCATCGGCGTCATTTAAAAGTTGACTTATTTTAAAGTGTCTGTATCTTGGCATATCCGGCCAATTGATATACTTTGGTTCTCCACCAAATTCCAATACCATCATACCACGTTCATCGTCACCTGCATCTGCGTAATTGTGTGGGAAAGCATTACCCATATATGTTACATTTCCATTTTGCTGTCTTTTATGAAAGTGGCCCGAAAATACCATACCGCAATTTTTGAAGTGTTCAGTTTTAATTGTGCCAACATCTGGCATTTCCACCATTGCATTCATTTTAAAATATGGCAATTCAAAATGTCCAAACACATATTTTTGTTTCATACTTGCAATTTTTTTCCATTCGTCTCCAACTATCCACGGAATAATTGCAACATCCTCATCTTCGATCCACTCGTTGACTAAATGTATGTTTGGAATATTTCTTATAAATTCCATGGAATTGATTTCTCTTTTTTCTCTGTAGAACAAATCGTGATTACCCATCATCACATAAACCTTTTCAAATGCCTCACCTAATCTTTCCATATTAGAAACTGTGTAGTTCATTGTGGAAACGTTAGTTGCTGATCTATGATGATGCCAGTCGCCTAGGAATATACAAGTTTCGCAACCATGTGCTTTTGCTTGTTCAATAAACCAATACACAAATGCTTCGCAGTCATCATTGTGTACTCTTGAATTACCTTTCATACCAAAGTGTATGTCAGTAAAACAAGCGACCTTTTTAAAAAAAGCCATGTTTATTTTTTACCTCTTGTACCCCAAGTTTTTTTAACAACAGGTTTTCTATCTTCAGGTTTCATATCTTTATATTTTAACAAATCGTGTTCATCATCTGACAGTGTTTCGTCGACTACTCTTTCTTCATCGCTGTCATATTTGATTTTATTTCTATTTTCTTTTTTAAGTTTTCTGTTTAACTCTTTGATAGAGGTTTTGGTTGCTACTCTTACTGAACCATGCAAACTTTGTAATTTCTTTTGATACGATTCGGATGCTAATTCGTTTTGATTTTGTCTTGTAAATGAAGGTTTCATGTGTTCTTGTTCTAACAAGTCATCTCTTATGTTTTGGTTTTTCTTTTCTATGTTTAATATTCTTGTGAAACTGTTTGTAATCGCCGCTGTGTAATATGCAAATGGATTTTCGGACTTACTTTCGTCAAACTGCAAACCAATCTGTGATAGTTGCATCAATGCCTGTGACTGCATTTCATCATTGTAAGTGTAGCCTCTCCAGTTTGCTCTTGTACCATAACGTTCGCACAACTTCATAAACATTTTTGCAAGTTCGTTTGTAATTTTTCCACCATCAAGTTTAAAACTACCATTTGACATACCACCTTCCCAGTGTGATTTACCCACACATACTAGTTTGCCTTTTTTGTCAATTTTATAATGTTGGAAAGGAGGAAAATTTACTTTGACGTGTTTGTCTGCTGTGGATTTTGGATTTCTTTTTCTAGTTGCATCCAGCGGCACATGATCAAATGTCATTACTCTAAATACTAGATCGGTTTTTTCTATCTTTCTCGGAGAAACAGTAAAGTCAGTTAGTTTAATTTTTTTCTGTCCTTCGTTTTTTGCTGTTTCCCATGCTTCTTGAGTAAGTTTTTTGGCTTTGTTTTTCTTAGCCATCGCAATGGATCTAATGTTGATTTTTTCGAGCGATGGCACAATGACATCAAATTGCGAATCATTATCTCCCACAAACGAACTGTATGTTTTTTTGCTCTTGTGGATCTCAGCCAATAGATCACGGTTGTTTAGGTACTTTACTCTTCTCATATCCTCTTTCTCTATGTAATTGTAATTGCAAAGTTGACCACAAACAGGTCTGTTAAAGTGTGCCGTAAGGGGAATTAAATACGCCTATAATTGTGCCTATAAATATGTTTAAAGTATACAAAAAATATTTTGGAAACGCAACCGGAAAAATATGAGCATAGAAGATAAATTTAGTCCTGATAAAAAATCACTAACGGAAGTATTCAAATCCAGCGGTGGTAATATCTTTAGTAGGACTCTGGGACGTTTGTTTGGTGCAGGTTTACCACCTGGCGGAGAAGGCCCTATGTCGTCAAATACAACAGCAAAGTGGTCTCGAAGAACGAAACAAACAGACTGGAGAGTTAAACTTACCTTGCGTAAAGGCGAGGATATGTACAACTTCTTTTTCAACGGAGGAGGTAAAACAGCATCTCAATCTAAAGCAAACATATTAGGACCATTAGCAGAAGAAGGAGGAATTATATTTCCGTTGACTCCATCAGTGATTTTACAGCACAACGCAAACTACAATCCGTTGGCAACAACTCATGCAAACTATCCTTTTTATGCATATCAAAATTCTGAACCTGCTAACATGACAATAGTTGCAGAGTTTCCGGTACAGAATCAGCAAGATGCATTATATTGGGTAGCAACATTACATTTTTTAAGAGCGGCAACAAAAATGTTTTTTGGTGGAGAAGAAGCAGATGCCAATAGAGGTAATCCGCCACCGATTTGTACTTTGAATGGATATGGCAATCACGTGTTCAAAAACATTCCTTGCATTATTACAACATTCACTTGCGAATTGAGAGAAGGAATAGATTATATTTCTACAAGTCAAATGGGAATGGGTGGTGCAATGAATTCAGGTGCAGACACATTCAATCCAAACGAAATGAAATCTATCGACCAAGACAGTGCTCTTCCGGAAACTTGGGCACCGACACAGAGTTTATTCACAATACAATTACAACCAGTATACTCTAGAGATACAATTAAAAAATTCAACATGAAAGATTTTATCTCTGGTGATCTACAAAACAAAGACGGAGTAGGATTCATTTAATGGCAAAGTATTCAAACACTTCTCCGTATCTTAACACCGAGCAAACGGAAACTCATTTGGATTTATATAATCCAAGACCTATCACAGGTGAAACAGATGATATTTCATATGAGATAGATAGAATTTATGCTTACAGACCAGACCTGTTGGCATATGACTTGTATGGCACACCAAGGTTATGGTGGGTGTTCGCTCAAAGAAATCCAAATGAAATAGAAGATCCTATATACGACTTCAAACCAGGAACTGTAATAAGAATACCAAAATTAAGTAATTTGCAAAACGACCTAGGATTGTAGTATGGCAGATTTCACTTCCGCAGAAATTCAAGCATTTAAAAAAATGAGTTACGACGAGATGGTCGAGTATTACAACAGGACCGGCATCAACGTAATGGCATTAGATTTAAAAACCATTGTTGCATCTGATCTTGCAGAAGCAATCAAAGATGATACAACAGACGGCGCAACGATAGAAGAAAAAATTGAACGTTCGTCAGCACACCCAATGGCAAAAGGTTCTTATAAGGTCGATAAGACCATACAGAAAAAAACAGAAACATTCACAAAGGAACTTGAAAAAGACACAGTCAAAAATGTTGACACAACAGAACAAAACGAAAGGAACGTTGGGACATACGGAGCCTACAAGAAAAGATATGCCCAAGATGAAGCAAAATTTGTTCATAACAATGTATTACATCAGTTCGCAAGTTACAATTATATTTTTACACTTTCAGGTTTGAGAGAATCAGACGTTAGATTTCCAAGCACAATAATAGGTGCACCTGCTCACGACATAGTTGCAAAATCTGGAGGTATAGGTGCTGGCGGAAGTTTCAGTCGCGAAAAATTAAACAGATCAGAAGCAGGAGGCAATGATAGAATCGTTCGAATTGCCGGACAACAAAAAGAAGAAAAATTACAGAAAAAATACGGTGACTATATGAAATTTTCGTCGGACATATTAAAAGAAAATCATGACATATATTTTGAAAGAGTAAACATTGAAGGAGTTCATGCACCCAACGAAGATAGAAAATTAATGAACTTTACAAAAATTGAGTTTGAATTATCAGAACCGTTTGGTGTAACATTGTATGAAAAATTACGAGGTGCGGCGAGTAACTGTGGATACATAGATCACATGGATGCTCCGTTCTTGTTGACTCTAGAATTTGTAGGGTACGATTCAAAAGGTAATACAATTAAAAGTATCGAAGGGTTATCTAAAAAATATTATCCAATAAAACTTGTTAATTCAACGGTTGATATTAATCAAGCAGGATCAAAATACACTTTAACTGCTGTACCTTACACAGAGTTCGCAATGGTTAACAGATTTAACTATGTCAGAGGACCAATTGAAGTTACAGGTAACAGTATTGCAGAACAATTTGAATCAATAGTTAATGGTATTGATGCGGTGCAAGATACAGAAATAGAAAACAAACAAAGAGAATTAAAAGACGAATACAGAATAACATTCGATCCATACTTTGATGGACAACAAGTAGAGTCGGCAAGTGATCCGATGACGTTTTGGAACATAGGAAAATTTGATGTACCTAGTTTAAACACAAGGCCGGGTATGCCGGATTTAGAAGGCGTTGATCCGGGATTACAAGAAGCAGTGAAAACAAAATATCCTAGAATTAAAGCATTACAAATGAGAGATGGCACGGCAATACCTACCACACTGGAAGCCATAATGATGCGTACTTCTGCTTACAACGATATTGCAACAAACTTTGTTGAAAAATATTGGAAACGTACAATGGACAATAGCACCAGACCAGAATATAAAGGTGCTCCTCCGGGTATGGCCGCAAAAGCAATTCAACGAGAATATGTGCCGTGGTTTAAGATTATTACGAGCATTTACACTCACTCTGATTTAGATGCAATTACTAAAATGCACAGAAAAACAATACACTATCATATTCAACCATACTTGATACACATAGGAAATTTTGTTGCTCCAGGTTTAACAGGTGCAGGCAAATGGGGTAAACTGGTTAAGAAAAGATACAACTACATCTACACAGGTCAAAACCTAGACATACTAGATCTCAACATCAATTACAAGTATGCTTTCTTCCAAGCAAGAATGGCAGATGCATCAACATTAGATCATGACAGCAAACAGTTGCAATCTTACAATGAAAAGAAAACAGAAAAAATGTTTATTGGTAGAGACGGAGTTTATGGCGATGAATTATTTGGTGTAAGGAGTGCACCGGTGTCATCAGGATCACAAGTTGATGGAGAATTTGCAAGTGACAAAAAATCTGCAAAAACAAGAGAATTTTATGACTACCTAACAAATCCTTTAGCGGACATGATCAAAGTTGAAATGAACATCATGGGAGATCCTGCGTGGATAGGTAATGATCAATACATTCCAATGGCATATATGCCAAACTATGATCCAAAAAATCCTGTAATGGTAGCAAAGAAAATGGGAACAGTAAAAGGACACACATGGAGCGAAGAAACGGGATCGTTCAATCTTGACGAAGCAGAACCATTGGTGACTCTAGATTTCAAATTTCCAACTGATTTTGACGAAAAAGCAGGAACATATAATTTTAACAAATCAGGAAAAAATGTAAGGTTCTCAGGATTGTATAAAGTAGTTAAAGTAACAAGTAATTTTGAGAACGGACAATTTACACAGGACCTATTAATGATCAGAATAAAAAATCAAGGCGGAACAAATGCAACAGCAGATCCATCTATAGAAGTTGCAAAAATTTCCAAAGATGATTCAGAAAAGAAAACAACATATTCACACAGCGAAAATGCACAGATGTTTACACATTATCCGTCAGGTGAAACATTCACACAGGCGACCGAACCACACGATCCTTACGGTAGTTCGGTGGACATTGAAACATATGACATGATGAACAGTAACATTATCAAACACGAAATAAATCCTGGAGTAAAACACCCAATGAGCAAAGGTAAAAAATGGGATCCAAACGTGAAAAAAGAAACAGAAAGATACAACAACAAACGTATCTCGATTGATCCAAAAACAGGTAAACCAACCGGACAAGTATTTGGAGGATTATAATTAGATGTCTAATATTCATTTAAGCGGAGATGTAGTTACAAAAAAAGCACCCAAGAAAGACGAGTCGTACGTCAATATAAATGCTGGTCCATATGTTGCTGTTGTAAAACAAAATTCTGATCCAGAACGTATGGGAAGAATCAAAGTTCTTGTGCCTGCTCTTTCAAAAACAAATGATCCAAAAGTATCTGATTTAATTACGTGTCAATATTTGACACCGTTCTATGGTGTAAAAAGTTTAAACGCAACTGACAAAAGTGATCCTTACGATTATGCAAGTTCACAACATTCGTATGGTATGTGGGCAACACCGCCAGACATAGACACAAGAGTACTTGTAATTTTTGCAGAAGGAAAAATTGATCAAGCATTTTGGATTGGTTGTATACAAGATGCATACACTAATCACATGATACCTGGTATTGCATCATCTGAGCAAACCAGAACAAAAGATGTTAAAGGACATCATTCAGCAGGATTATCAAAAGAAACTGTGTATGGCACAAAGTCGGTGCCTGCAGGAGAAGTCAACAAGAGAGCATGGGATTTAAATGGCGGCGATTATAGTAAGATTTCAAAACCTATTCACCCTCTTGCTGAAACACTAAGAAAACAAGGACTGATACAAGATGCAGTCAGAGGAACAACAACATCATCTGCAAGAAGAGAATCGCCAAGCACAGTGTTTGGTATTAGTACACCAGGTCCTTTGGACAGATCACCCGGAGCAAAAAAATATAAACTAGGTGCCAGAGATGCTGTACAGGATCAAGTAGTAAACAGATTACCTGGACACACTTTTGTAATGGACGATGGTGATTTGCAACAAGAAAATCAACACATAAGATTAAGAACATCAACAGGACACCAAATATTACTGCACGACACAGAAGGCGTAGTTTACATAGGAAACGCATCGGGAGAATCTTGGGTACAACTTGCATCTAATGGAGCAATTGATATCTATGCTGGTGGCGGAGTAAATGTTCGTTCAACAAACAATATCAACTTTCATAGTGATGCAAATATTAATATGTTTGCAAAAGGACAAATTAAAATGAAAGCAAAAGATAAAGTTGTTGTTGACGGAAGAGATATTCAACAAATTGCAGACAACGATATAAAATTACACGCAGTAGGAGGATCATTAACTACGAAAGCACCAGCAGGCGCAATATTATCTTACTCAGGTACGGGACAAGAACATCACTCAGGTGGACAAGTGCATTTGGCAGGAACACAGGTTCACCACAACACAATTACACCAAACGCAGAAGTTGTTAAAAATTTAGTTAGAACAGATCTATTATCAGAAGATCCAGCAGGCACAAACACATTGGTTACGCCAATTGGTGATGTTAACTCTGCAAACAAAGTTAGACCAAAACCGTTGCAGTGGCAAGATGAGATAAATGAAACAATGGATGGTATGAGAGTACCTACTCATGAACCTTATGAATATCATTATGGAAAAACAACTGGAATAGATATGTATTCTGGATCAGGTTCGACTAACGAAAATGTAAATGCAAAATCAAAAGTTGTAAATTCTGCAGAAAGTATCCAACAGAATAACAGATCAAGTTCCAATGAAAACATTAAAGCAGATCAATTGAAAGCAGATCTAGAAGAAAAAATTAAATCTCTGAATTTAGAGAAGTCGATCGATATAGAAAAAATTCAATCAGCGGCAGAAGATTTTGCAAAAGACTATGTCAAAGTTTTTGATTTAGCAAATGCAAAACCAGAAGCACCAGGACCGTGGAATAATTTTGGCAAGGATATCAAACCAGTTGGTCCTTTTAATATTAACAAAATAAAATCATTAGCAAACGAAACGTCATCGATGTTCAAACAGAATGTTGATTCGTTGATATCTGGTGATGCAACAAATTTATTGAAAGACAAGGTGTTTGCAAACAAAGATGGAATATTACAAGTTACTGGTGATCTGTCAAAAATAGTACAAACAAATAATCTTAATCTAGATGGGAATCTATCTGCTATAACAAAAGGAGCAAAAACCATAGGTAATATTTTAGGAGATTCAATAGTTAAAAATGCAGAAACCACAGTTTCACCTCATTTGGAGATGCCTAATGTAAAAGAGACGATCACAGTTGACGTAAATAAAATAAAGAGTGTGCATAAGCACGTGGTAGGAAACAAAGTGGTTGCAGTAACTGAAGTTAGCAAGATAAAAGACAAACTAGGCAAACAACTAGCATCAGTGAGCAAAAACATAGGACAAATATTTGGATTTGATAAAGATATGTTTAGTAATTTGAGTAGCGATTTGACAAGCAGTATGAGTGGATCAAGTGATTACGATATTGATAGATTATACAGTGATGAAATGTATGCTTCATTTGGCGGAAAAGCAGAATTTGAAAAAGCACAGGCAGAAGCACTAGAAAAAGCACAGGCCGGTGAATGGGGTTGGAATAAAAACAAGAAAAAAGGCAACATTCCGGTTGATTGGAGTTATAAAAACGTTAAAAAGGATTATGAATAATGGCTGACGAAAAGAACAACATACCTAATAGAGGAAATGCATTTAAAGGATTTAGTTCACGTTCAGAAAGAACCAACTTTAAGTTGTATGATTTTGAGTTAATCAAACAAGATTTAATGAACAGACTATCTGTAAGAAAAGGTGAAAGAGTAGAAAATCCAGCATTTGGTACTATTATATACGATGCACTGTTTGAGCCACTTACAGAAGCAACGAGACAACTGATTATAGATGACGTGACTGAGCAACTTAATGCTGATCCACGTCTAGCAACTAACGAAATTATAGTAGAAGAATATGAGCATGGTATTGCGATTCAGGCTTCTTTGACCTACGTTCCGTACAATATTACTGAGAAACTAGTGTTCAAATTTGACAGAGAAAACTCTTTACGCCTATCTTAATATACGCACATAATTAATACTATAAATATCGTTATTAAAGTATTATGGCCACAAAAAGACAAAATAGATTATTAGTAGCAGAGGATTGGAGAAAGATCTATACTGCTTTTCAATCAGCGGATTTCAAATCTTATGACTTTGAAACCATACGTAGAACTATGGTTGCATATTTGCAAGAAAATTATCCAGATGATTTTAATGATTTTGTTGAAAGTTCAGAATATATTGCTCTATTAGATTTGATTGCCTATGTTGCTCAATCATTGTCATTCAGAGTTGATCTAAATGCAAGAGAAAATTTCTTAGAAACTGCTTCTAGAAGAAATTCAGTTTTAAGATTAGCAAGACTTATAAATTACAACGCCGCTAGAAATAAACCAGCAGTTGGAATGTTAAAGTTCACATCAGTTTCAACAACAGAAGATATCAAGGATAGTGCAGGTCAAAACTTATCGGGTCTAACAGTACGTTGGAATGATGCGGCAAATCCAAATTACAGAGAACACTTTGTTAATATTTTAAATGGAATAAATCAATCAAACCAAACGTTTGGCAAACCATTAGAGTCAGGAAAAATTGGAAACATATCTACAGAAATTTACGCAACAAGATCTAGCAATACTGATATTCCAATGTACACGTTCTCGAGAGCAGTGAGTGGTATAACAAGAAAATTTGAAATAGTTCCAGCATCAA